TGGTGATACGTTCATGGAACCCGAAAACACAAAGGTTGATAGCTCAGTTTGAACTTAGAAAAAATCAGCACTCAACGAGAGCAGACTGTCGAAAGGCTGATGGAGCTTAATGACAGAAATCTTGATCATGCTTTGGAATCGTTGGAAGATGCTGTCGTTCAAAAAGTTCGGGATACGATCATTAGAAAAATAACCGAAGGGAATGTCGTCGATGCAAGGGCGGCAATTGAAATGCGCCGTGAGCTAAAGCAGACCATTGATGAGCACTATGTGGCATGGGCGCGTCAAACAACTAAAGGTTATGACAAGGCGGCAGGAGCAATTCTTAAATCATTCGGTCAGCTACCGCTTCCAGCAGACATTGCAAGCCTAACAGATGTCGACAGGGATGTTATATCTGGACTGCAAAAAATGACATTCTCAGGGTATGAGGAGATCGGGGCTACTTTTCTTGAGGATATATCAAAAAATGTCTACCAAAATGCGCTGGCTGGCAGATCATTTGAGGATTATGAGCGGGAGTTAAGGCAGAAAATCAATGGGGTTTATATCCGTTCTGATGATTCAGAAATAGAAAAATTAGTCAATATTGCTCAAAATGGAACACCAAGTCAGGCAAAGTCGGCAATAAATCGTTTGCACACTGTGTATGCAAGAGATAAAGTCGGGGGCAATCTCAGGAAATACGCCAAGGCATACGCGCATGATTCGCTGATGGAGTTTGATGCGGCTTTCAATGCACACAAAGCAGAGGCGGCAGGATTGAGTCACTACAAATATTATGGATCATTGATGGCAGACTCCCGGCCAATCTGTCGAGCGATGGTTGGCAAGGTCTTTACCAAAGAAGAAATGCGTTCAAGATGGTCAACATTTTCAAATCGTGCCGGTATGAAGCCCGGTGATCCTCTAATCGTCAAGGGCGGCTATAACTGTCGTCATCACTGGCAAGCCGTTAAGCCTGAATGGGTGGAAGAAGCATCTTCGTTAGAGACAAAGAAAGCAGAACAGGCGTTACAAGCGGTTAAGGGACGGGGGGTTAAAGGTGATGACCTCTTGAATGTTCAAGACCTTATGACTGAATTAGAGGGGGTGGGGGCGCAGATAAACCTTGATGGGACTGTGCGCGTTTACCACAGAACATCCCCAGAGAACGCAGCAAAAATTCGTGAGAGCGGGGAAATGTTTGCGAAAGAACCTGATATATTTTTTAGTACGTCAGTAGATAGCGAATATGGGAAAGGATTCGGGGATTCTGTGGTTGCAGTTGATATCCCGATTGAAGATTTACAGCTTGATGACATCTTCCCCGGAAAAGATGCCTCTGTTTCAATAGGAGGACATAAGTTGCCTATTGGCAAGGCTGTAAAAGTTAATGTGTCCGGGGAGAAGGTAGGGGGGGCGCAGATCGGAGGTGGATTTGCTAACTCATCTCTGGAAAAGATGTGGCGCGACGCCTCTACGCCGCGATTGCAACGTATCTTGAAAACCTATGAAGATGATTTGTATAAAGCGGGGAGTCGAGAGGGGGCTTATGACCCACGGGATTGGGACAAATGGGTAGAGCATAAAAAGTTCATTGAAGATGAATTGGCAAACCGAGGGGCAAAATTAAAACCAAAAGCGGCGAGAAAGGTTGTCCCTGTAACCCCAGACCAGAAACTGACAGATGTGGCATTCAAGTATTTCGGGGAAACCGGCATGGCATCTGATACCGGGTATATCATGGCAGACGGTAGGCAACTTGATCTGTCTGGGGCTAATCAAGGCGGCACTCCGGGGATTAGGTCATTAGACCATAGGGACGTTACTGGATTAGAGGGAATGAAAACCCCCGGTGATGAACCGACTAAATCAATGTTTGAGTTTCAGAACCGCACTGGAGCGATCAGGACTCATGTTTCAAATAAGTATGTTTATGTGTCTTTGACCACCAAGCCGACTGATGAGGCATTTGATAAACTGATGCTGCTCGTTGAGGCACGGGGAGGGGGGCTTGTCCTTGATGTTGATAATGGAGAGACACTGGGTACGATAGCAAGTAGAGAATGGGATAAAGTAAAACCCTCAGAGGTGAGAAGGTTTATTGATGAGGCATTAGGTCGGAAAAGTTTGAAAAGCAGATACTTTTTGGGCAAGATCAGATAGTTTAACGGGCAATCGGAGACTAAAATGAGCGAAAAACTGGAACTAAGTGAGAGCAAAACTCAGGAAGAAGAAAAAGAGCAGGAGAAGGAATATACGCAGGAGGATATGAAGAAACAACTAGATGCTCAAGGCAGTAGGATGCGGAAAAAATACGAAAAGATGTACGCTGGGATTGACATAGAGCAATATTCTCAGTGGAAAAAAGATGCTGAAGAACGAGAAGCGGAGGAGATGAAGAAAAAAGGCGAGTTTGAAAAGATATTGAAATCAACGGTAGAAAAGAAAGATGCTGAGATAGCTGATCTACTGAACCGCATCATCTTGAAAGAAATTGATGAGGCTTTGATCACATCAGCGTCCAAATTGGGGGCTATTGCTCCAGATCAGGTTTCTACGCTTTTGCGCTCCCAGGTTCGCTTGGGCGAAGATGGGAAGGCAGAGGTTGTTGACGGAAATGGAAACGCCCGCTATACTGATAATGGAGACTCAATGAAACCTAGTGATTTGGTCTCAGAATTTCTCACTGCATCACCGCACTTTGTAAAAGCAAGTGGAGGTGGAACCGGATCAACCGGAAATGCAGGTGGCTCGACGCTGAAGCAAAAATCGGTGGCTGATATGACAATCGAAGAGTACCGTGAGCACCGGCAGTCGATAGGTCGAGGCACGGTTGGCAAAACCCATATTGGGTAAATCTAATTTGAGGAATAAAAGTAATGGCTAACGAAACGACAACCACTTCCCTAAATGATTTGTTCGCAAACATTGTAAAGGAAGCAATCTACACCGCTCAAGAAAAGTCATTGGTACGAAATCTCGTCACCACATATGACATGAGCAATGACCCCTCCACAACGCTGCAAGTTCCCGTCTATTCAGAACCATCTGCCGCCGCACTGACTGAAGGTACGGATATGTCGGCAACAGAGGTAACAAGTTCTGTCAAGACAATCACTGTTGCTGAAGCTGGTGTTCAGGCAGTTCTGACCGACTTGATGGCGAAGTCAACTTCCAGAGATGTTGCAGGCGATCTTGGCAGGGTGATCGGTGAAGCAGTAGCTAAAAAGATGGATACAGACCTGATCGCACTGTTTGATGGTTTTTCAACATCACTCGGCAGTGCAGGAACAGAAATCACAGCAGCATACGTTGCACAGGGTGCGGCTACCTTACGGGCGAATAAGTTCACCGGAACGCCGACAATGGTAATCCATCCGTATCAGGCATATCAGCTAAAGGCCAATCTGACAAATACATTTGTCAATCCCAATGCCGGTGTTGTGCAAAACGAAACCATGCAAAACGGATACGTTGGTCAAATCACTGGCGTTAATGTTTTCGAGTCGGCTAATATCACGATTGATGGGTCAGACGACGCAAAAGGGGCGATATTCGTTCCCGAAGCATTAGGTCTTGCAATCAAGTGGGATATCAAGATCGAGCCGGAAAGGAACGCATCACTACGCGCATGGGAACTCAATGCAACAGCCTGTTATGGCGTAAGCGAGTTGCAGGACGGTGCTGGCGTTGAGATGTTGTTTGACGCAGCCCTCTAAGCTAACCTGACAAGGGTAGGGGTATTTAGCCCCTACCTTTAGGGGGAAATGATATGGCTATGTCAGCTGATAGCGATCTTACGACCTATCAACCGGATATCCTTGGCTACGGAATCTCAGCCTTCACCTCTTATCACGCAAAAGCTCAAGCGGATATTGAGCGTGAACTGCGCAGTGTCTGGTATCCGAAAACAGGGTATTCAGCAGAGGAGATGGATGAAGACCTCTTGACAGAAAGTCAATTTACAAGAGCTTGTGCCTTTCGGGTGCTTGGGTGGTATGCACTGCCACAGCTTACCAAGTGGAATACCTCTACTGACAAAGATAAATTCCAGAACATGATGGATCACTACCGCTCTGCTTACTTTGATGAGCTTGATTCCGTCATCCGTGATGGTGTTGAATATGATGCTAATGAGGATTCAACTATTTCTGTATCGGAAAAACGGCCTGTGCATCATGGTCGGTTATTCAGATGAGGGGGTCATGTACGCTTCTGTCAATATTGTAGACCGTTCTGGCCTGCGTGAAACCGTTAAAAAGTTCCCTGAAGCAACGGAAAAGGCGTTGGGTGCCGCAACCATCTTGGGGATGTTTCTCATCAAGGATCGCACAAGCAAGGGGATATCGGTTGAAGGCAAACTATTCAAACCTTACTCTCCACGCTATATGCAATGGAAAACAGAACATGGCCATCCGTCACATCCAAATTTGAATTTGCACGGGCGGATGCTTGGGAGTATGACAACAGGCTACAGAAAACAAGTCGGCAGGATTTATTTTGCCCGCAAAGAGGAGACATACAAGGCGATCAAAAATGAGAAGTCCAGACCTTTCTTCAATTTGAATGAGAAAGAAAGAAAACAGGTCGCACTTGAATTTGAAAATGAGTTTTTTGACTTGATATGAGCAGAAGAGAGAACATTGCAGCGGATGTTATCACTCAGCTAACAGCTATGAGTAGTCCGACACTGAAGAAGATTACGAGAGAGCCATTTGATGTCGAAGAACTGTCAGATGCACAATTCCCTGCACTGTGGATATCAACAGGATCGGAGAGCAGGGAGGATACGTCTTGTGGCGGGAGTACAGCACAGCGATCAGGAACGATTGATTATGTGATAATCGGATATGTCAAAGGAACATCGTTAAATGTTGATACCAAGCGCAATGAATTGATCACAGGCGTTGAAACGACATTAGATGACGACAGAACACGGAATGGATATGCTTCAAACACACAAGTGATTTCAGTCGAAACGGATGAGGGAGAGGCTTACCCTCATGGGGCAATCAGGTTGGTTGTCCGTATTTTTTACACTTTTGAACGTGGTACACCTTAGTGGTACACCTTAAAAACAGGAGATTAAAATGACAGTTGTACAAGGGTATGAAGGATCATTGCGTGATGGCAGTGGAAATGTGGTT